AACCTTCGCGTAGTCTAGCGGATACATTTTTTTGATCCATTTGTCCTACTGTTTCAGCCCTTATCCAACGGTGTTTAAAACCGTTAGGTGCAGGTGGTGCATCTAACTGTGATGGTGGAGCCCATGGTTTCCTTCTCTCGGTTTTAGATCGGGTTTCAGACTCGCGTGATGGTAGTTTTTGCGTTTGTTTTATTTTATCATTCATATGCCTACTCCTTCACGTACTTCGCATATTCGCTTAGTGGCACACCTAGTTTTTTTGAAATGGCTACTTGTGATGGTGTGAGTCTCACAGAACCTTTGCGCCTTGCTACCGTGCCACCTCTATTAGCAGAGGCAACCGATTGAGTTGGCGAAACTTGTTTATCAAACTTATGAGGGAAAGTGTCCCGCATCCTTTTGTCTACTTCATTATAGTACATATCGGAGCTCGGGTCAAATCCTTCTTCCATTAGTTTACGATGAATTGAGAAAGATGTCAAGGTCATTGGTTCATCTGCACCAAACCACTCGTTCTTTTCAGCCCAACTTTGAGCTTTTGGATCTGGTGGTGGAGGAGGTGCTGATTGTCTTGGCATCTGTTGTTGAGGCATTTGAGGTCGATTTGGGTCAACTCCTCTTGCTTTCATTTCCTCAGCTAATCGCTCTCTTTGTGCTTTATGTGATGCTGCACGTTCTTGTTCTATAGCCAAACGGCTAAGTTTAGCTTGTACTTCTACTTGCTTATCAACATCTCCTAAATCCATAGCTTGTTTCAGCTCGTTTTTAGCTTCAGTCATTTGTGCATCCACACGATCACCAAATTCAGCTACATAGCCAGAATCAAGTGCATTCGCACGTTGTCTTATTTGTTGAGATTCTGACTGAACTCCTTGCGCAAATTGTATGGCAGCTTGCTCTCTTCTTTCAGATTCTCTTAATCTTTTTGTTAATTTATCTATCCTTGATTGAACCTTTTGACCATAGTCATCCATTTCATCTGAAGAAGCAGTTTCTGTCTTTACTTCAGTTTCAACGGCTGGTGAATCTTCTTCAGGATTGATAGTCTTTTTAGTGTCTGAGATTTCTACTTCCACATCCGAACCAGAATCTGGTAAATCAACCATTTTTTCTTCTACTTCAGCTTGTGTCTGTATTTTCGTTTCTGCAGGCATTAGTCCTCCTGTTAGTTTCTAAATTGCAAGATATCCTCTGGGTCTTTTACCACAGCAATTATCTCGTCATCATTAAGTATTCTCACTTCACCACCTTCTATCCCAAAACGAGATCCGGCGTAACGACCAAATATAATCCAATCGTTTTTCTTACACCAGGGTCCATCTGGAAATCTTTTTTCATCTTTATATGCATCTGGTCCAACTTTTAATACTAAACCTGTAACCGTTGTATAGGTACGCTCTTGCATTGTTTCATCTGTTAATATTACACCACCCTTTGTTTTACCTTGCCCTTTGTATGGTAGAACAAGTATTCTCCATCCAGTAGGATCTGGCAAACGTTCTAATACTTTATCAGTAGGTAGATGCTCTATTTTATCTTTTGCTTCTTCTTGTATTTTTTTAAGAAATCTATTTTCTTTATCTTCAGCTTTCTTATTATTTTCATCAGCCTCAACTGCAAGGTCTTTTTCTTCTAATGCAAATCTTCTTTTAGCTAGTTCAACCATTATTTTCCTCTTCTTTCTGCAGGTCTTGTACTTCCTGTTCCATTATTGTGTAAGCTTTGTGCTCACCCACAGCTTTCATATACTCATCAAAGCTAGGTAAACCCATCGCTATTACGTCTTTTAACTCCTGTTTGCGCGTCCTAATCTTTTTCAAGACGAGGTAAACCGCGGTTTCGTCTTTCATTAATTGCCTTATATATTAACAATCCCATTTACGCAAGGCTTTATTAATCCTAGAGTTAGGATCCCTCTTTGTTTTTGCTCCTGTTAATTTTTTCTTCATGCCACCCATACGAGCACAAAAAGATTTACGTCTTCCACTTGTTTTAGATTTAGTGGGTGCCTTAAGTGTGCCTTTTTTATAGCTAGCACGTCCTTTAGCATTTAAGCCTCCAGATTTACTTTTTCCTTCTTTTCTTTGCCATGCTGCTGTTCTAGCCATTAACTTTGGCTTCTTTTTAATGCCGCTGCTGTTGGTGCACCTTTAGCACCTGGTTTTCTCATTTTAGCACCACGTTTTCTTTTCTGATGAATGTTGTACCACAGACCTTTCTTGGCTGTCTTACCTTCTTTAGTTACATGTGTGCCTTTTGTAGCAGATCCACCTTTTTTCATCTTAGGTTTTTTCTTAGCCATTGATTTTGCAATAGCTCTAGATCTAGCTGCTTCCCAAGGTTCAATTTTTTTATTTTTATTAATATCAGCTTTCATTTTTTTACTTTTTAACAAGGCTACCTCCAAAGTATAGTCCAATGATTGATGCCATTAAATGCGTATCCATTGGTGTTATTACAACGCCTGCGTACTGTCTGTCAACAAGCATTTCTTTTTGTTCAATTAAGAACAAGAAACCTCTACTAAATTCTGTCCATGTTAAAAATACTGATGTATCAAAAAACACAGGAACTATTTTAGGCCATACAATAATAAAGAATACTGCTGTGAGTGCAATAATTCTTCTTGTAAATTGAAAGCCCTTATTCTCGTATGTACGAGCTGCACTGATGTGTTTCATTTGGTTATTAGCTCTTGCTAATAACATTTTTTGTTCGTCTTGTTTTGCTTTTATACTTTGTCCCCAGATGGTCATAAATCCACCTAGTACACTAGACCCAAGCATTGTTATCATTTCTACTGGTAATCCAAACATATTATTCTCCTAATCTAAGTAAACTTACTATTCCACCACGAGAAAATCGTGGTGCACCCATTCCTCCAAGAAACCCTTGACTAACTGTTTCTTGTAAAGTTCCAGGATTAACTCCAGGTGCTTGTTGTATTCCTTGTTGTGGATATTGATTATAACCATATCCGCCACCGCCGCCGGAACCACCTCCGCCGTAGCCACCGTAGCCGCCATAGCCACCGCCACCGCCGCCAACCCCATATGGGTTGCTTGAGTATCCTAGTCTATTTTTTAATAAATTTTTATATGCTGCATCTATGGGTGCATTTTTATTTTGAAGAGTATAAAAATCATTTCTAAATTGCTCATCAGCATCATTGAAAGATGTTGTTCCAAATTCATCATAACCTAGTGCATCTCCACTTATATAATCTCCTAATTTATCTCTCCCTATACCTACTCCACTTGTTTGACCTGCAAAAGTTTTAAAAAAATCTGGAGATAACCCTTCTATTTCTCCTCCAGTTAAAATATCTGTCATTGCATCAGGATCACCTTTTGTTTTTCTATTAATATACTCTTGAATTCCTAGTGCATTTATTTTAGCTAATTCTTCATTACCGCCGTGTAGTCGTGTTAACTCTGCTAATGCTTCTTTGTACCCAGCTCCGCCTTCATTAATTATTTTTTTTAATCTATTTGATTCTACTTCAAGTCCAAAATTGTCCATTGCTCCACTTGACTCCATGGCGAATAAACCTTGGTCTCTCATAAATTCTAATTCTTTATCTGTTAAACCACCAGTTTCAGGGTTTACATTACCTCCTGTAACTCTTTGAAGCTCTATAGCTTGTCTCATTTTTTCTTGTCTTTTTAAAGATTCTTGATAAGCAGATTCATTTCGTTTATCTGCTAGAGCTTTCATTTGTTTTACTTCAGCTTGTGTAAGACCATCTGCATTTCTTATTTCGTTATCTTTACCAGACGTCCCTCTATCCCAAAACGAGGATTTACGATCAAAACTGCTTTGTCTAGTGCCTTGATTAGTTTGTCCTGTTCTATTATTTTGTTGTGAAGAATAAGACCTTTGAGCTTTATCACTAAAAGCACGTGCTGCAGCTCTATCTGTTCCACCTTTAGTTGCTGCTAAATATGCATCTCTAGACATTACCTAAACCCTATTTGTGGTTTTCCTTGATACATTCTTTCGTATGCTTCAGCAAACTCTTCATAAGTTACTGGTTCAAATTGTCTCATAGTATCAGACATGCCTGCTAAAAAATCTCTATATTCATTTTCGTATCTTCTATTTGTTGTACCAAACTTTGGTCCTTGACCATATAATGCTGCTATTCCTGCTTCACGACCTGAATCGTCAAATGGTAACGGCTCTATTGGTTCTGGAGCTACTCCTTCAAAATTTTGTCCTCTAAAATCATCTTGTAATGGCGTTGGTTCTATTAATCCTGGTATTGTTCTTGTGTTATTAATTGTATTAACAGGAAGACCATCTACGTCCTCAGCAAAAACTTCGTTTCTTGTATTCTTGTCTATAAATGGAGGAAGATAAGGAAGTATATTTTGATCATACAATGATGTTTCTTCAATAGGTGCAGTGTACCCTTCGGAGCCATTAAATTCAAGGCTTATTTTTGGCATTAGTGTTTCTTCATCCACTCCTGGGTGTACATCTGATGGATAAAATCCAAATGTTCTTCCTACATAATCTGCTTGTTCTTCTGCTGTATCATCTACTGCACCTGTAATACCAACTGAGCTAGCTACATCTTGTCCCAGTTTTCCAATATCACCTCTAAGTCCTTTTATTGCTAAACCAAGTAATCCACCACTTTCACCATAATTCATGGCTAAATTTGTCAGTGGATACATTTTTCCGTAAACGTTTGGTGCCTCATTTCTAAACACATTAGTTCGATCAGAAAAATCTTTTTGTACGTCTAAAGGTGCTACATTAAATCTTTCACCTATTTTGTACTTATCTTCACGATTGTATTGATGCCTTCTATCTTTAAGTTCATCAAAACGTGGGTCGTTTTTAGTAAAATTAGATGCTTGCGATTGCAGTTCCATCATACGGCTGTAGTTTTTCATCTCCGGCCCCTGACTAAAAGGGGTCGGAGTATGTCTACGTTTTAAGTATGCTGATCTTGCGTCCATTAGATAGCACCAATTATTACTATTACGATTATAGCAACGATTGCAGCCTTAATCCAATCTTTCAGCTTCCAATCGCTCCACTCTTTCAAGTGGGCAACTAAATCTTTCAATAACTTCATATTTACCTCCTATTTACCTTTTTTAAGGCCGCCCCTACGGTAACCTTTTTTAACCTTTCCGCCTTTCTTCATTGTCATTCTTTGACCTGTAGCACGTGCATGCTTTTGAGCTTGCTGTGTTCCTAATGAAGTGTATGGAAATTTTTTTTTACCTACTTTTGGCATATTACCTCCTAGTGAATTGTGGGCCTTGCATCTTTGAAGGCCTGTAAAATTTCTTCTTGAATATTAAAACTTTCTGCTACAGCTAAAAACATCTGTTGAGTTTGTTCTGGACCTAGAGCTCTTTCATACATATTTCTTGTAACAGCCATTAACGCACCACATACTTGTAAGTAATCTTCACTACTCTTTATCTCACTTTCAGCAGCTTCTTCTATTTTAACCATAGAATCACTTAGTTTTTGTATTAGTCTTTTTGGGTCCTGTTCCATTATTCCTCGTTTTGTTTTTCATAGCTTCTCTTGCATTAGCCATATTTTCTTTTAATAGTGCCATTGCTTCAGTAGAATCTTCTTTATTAACATCAGCCGCAACTTTCATCAAGTCAATACTTGTATCAGCTTCTAACTTATCTCTTTCAAGATCCATTTTAGCTGAATCCATAACCATATCTTTTTGCATTTCCATCTGCGTTTGCATTGCTTTTAGATCAATTTCTTGTTGTTTTAACTTAACAAGTGGATCTTGAGCTTCTCTACTTATTCTAGCTTCTTCATCTTGTGCTAGTTGCTGTGTCATTTGTGCTTCTATTTTTGCTTGTTCAGCAGCTTGTTGATTAACCATTTGATCCTGTTGCGCTAGCAATTGTTGCATCGCTTGTGGATTTTGTTGAGCTTGTTGCATTTGTTGCTGCAACTGATCAAACTGTGGTTTAAATTTTTCTTGTGTTTGTTGTCCTGCAATTAATGAAATATGCTCTGATACGTGTGCTTGTAGCATAGCGTATAACTGCGGGTTAATTTGTACCATTCTTGTAAACATAAACTCAGCGTGTGCTTGTATGTGTGATGTATGATCTTGCATTGGAAAAGCTTTTGGGTCTTGCCCACGCATAGCACCAGCATTTTCCATAGCCGGACTCATAGGTTCTGGCATTCCTGGATCTGGTTTTAATATTGAATCAACATTATCAACACCCATTGCATCATACATTCTTCTGTATGCCTCACGTAAATTATGTAACTGAGGTGCAGCTGATGCTAATTGCAATTGCTGCTGTGCTAATGTTACACGTTGAGCCATAGAAAATATGTTAGGGTCAGATACAGGAAGAACATCTACACGTTCATCAAAATCTGCTTGTTTAATCATTTGATTACCGCCAACAACCATGTAAGGATATTGTGGTGGTAGGTAAATTGAAAATACTTTTGAAAGTAATTTAAATTCTATTTTTTGTGCATAGTGTAATCTTTTATGTATTGCACTCATTACTTTAGTTCCACGTTCAATTAATGCTAGTGTTGTACCAACAGGGTTTTGTTCGTTACCTTCACCCATCTTCATATCTGCTATTGCTGCAAATGATTTACCTGCATCAACTGCAAATCCTAATAGTTGAAATAATGTTGGACTTGGTTCTTTATAAGGAAGTGGTAATAGTGATTCTTTAATAGATGTACCTGTTACATCCACATCTCTAAATTCACCTGGTTGTAATGGTTCATCGTGATCACGTATACGCATACCTCGTGCTTTAAAACCTGCTGGTAAGTTAGCAAGAGTACCTGCATCAATTAACTGCCGCAAAACACTTGTTGCAGTTCTTGATAACCCACCTAGCATATGTATTAGACCAAAGCCATAAAAGCCTAGTCCTGGGAGGAATTTGTAATGTACAAAATATTGATTCTTTGCAAAGTTTGGATCTCCTTGTTTGTAATTTCTTTTTATTGATAAAATTTCTTGTGAATATTGATCAACAGAAATTATATAAGGAAGCTTAACACCAGTTTCATCTTCAAATCCTGGTACGTCAGCATTCACATGCATTTCTAATATTACATGTTCTTCATCGCCGGATGAATAACTTTTTTCTGATCCTTCTAGTTCATCTACCTTATCCGCAATATCATCTGTGTCAACTTGTCCAGTTGCAAGGTCAATATCACGGTAAAATCCTTGTAGTTGTTGTTTACGTACATCATTGCCGCTTGTTTTAAGTATATGTGTTACGCGATCAGCTGACTCTAAATCAGTTGCCATATAGTTAATAACAAGATCTTCACCCGCAACAAACTTTGCGCAGGCACGTTTCATTAATCCGTCGTAATAAACTTTTTTAAATGCAGAGCCACAAAGTGGTAAATAAAATAATAACTGATCCATATCTGGATCGTATTCCTGCATTACTTCTGTTATTTGGTAGTTCATAAATTCTTGAACACGCTTCGCCTGATCTTCTGTTTCAGGTGTCGATAATCCAACAACTTGTGTGCGTACGGGGCCGCTTGGGGGGAGAAGTTCCTTATACGCTTGGGCTTGAAACTGTGTAACAGATTCAGCGAGTAAGGGATGTACGACCCCGGATGCACCTTCGAACGGCTGTGTGCGGTCTTCATATTTGAATCCCAGCATATCAAGGCCTTTGATATAGGTATCTTCCCAATCTTTCCTTGAATCACGATCCGATTCGAATTCTGCTAGTAGATCACTTGCGAATCTACTTAATTCATTTTCATCTATGTATTCTGCTAAGTTTGCGTCGTGTGGTACTTGTGATGTATCTATTGGGGCATCTGGGTCTGTGTTAATCTCTGCACCACCGTCATCTAATAGTTCTACGTCTGGTTCAAAAGCAACATTCTTTTGATCTAATATTACCTCTTCACCAGTTGGTTCTAATTCTAGTGCACCTGTAAGTGCTTCTAACGCTTTATCTATGTTATTTTTATTATCATCTGCCATTGACAGCTATTCCCCCTCTCTTGTAGATAGGTAGTCCTTTTTGAACATTAAATTTAGCTGCATCTTCAAGCCAAATCATTGGAACTTCCCATCCTCTTCCTTTAGCATCTATTATAGCAGTTTTTATAAATTTTGCACCACTTTTCTTTGCTGCTTTTTTCATAGCACCTTCTGCCATTGGTCCGTAAGCTATAACATTACCCATAAAGTCTTTATTTGATGGATTTAAATTTCTATTTTTAATTGCAGAAGTTGAAATAGTCACACCGTCATATCCACCTTCCTGCGCTACTTTAGTTGCATATTTCATTACAAATTCATTATAATCTTCTGTTTTACTAAATGGTCCTTGAGGAACATTACTATGTTCACCTTCTGCCATTTTAGCTTTTTTATCTTCAATAATCTTTCTTACTTTTGCGCGTTCTCTATTCAAACGTGCAATTCTAACTTGTGTTTGTTTTGTTTGTGGCATTGCAGATAACTCTTCTATTTTAGCCATAATTAATCTTAATTGATCTTCGTTAACATTATCAACCTCTTTCATAACATCACCACGTGGTGCATATTTAGATGCTGATAAATCACTGCTAGATGGTTTTTTACCATCTGCTATTGCTTTTTTAACTCTTCTTGCAGCAGCATTTATTGGTTGATGCATATCAGATTGTATTTCTTCTATATGTAGTAT